CGGCGTGGTAAGTTGTACCGATTTAATAAGCACATTACCTTTAAGCGTTATTTCGGGCGCAAGTAATATACGCGGCACAATTGCAAAGAACAAAGCGGGCTTAATGTAATAAAAACGCACGCAAAACACACTAATAACAAGGAAGCAGGGCTTTAAACCCTGCTTTTTATTTTTAGGTATAAAGGGCGGCTTGCGGGGGCTTACCGCTTGTTATCCCGAATATTGCGCGCGTTTTCAACCGTTCGCGCGGGTAACTCTTTATGTGTTGCGGGGCTTATGTTTTCCGCTGCAACTTGTAGTATTACTTCAACGCGTTCTTTATGAATGATTATTTTTTTAACAGTTTGTTCAACAACTGTTTTTTGTAAAGCAGCGTCGCCGCTTTCAAGATTATACATCATTTTTAATAAATGTTCTTTAACTTTTTCGGGTGTAATTGCGGTTGCGTTCGCAACTTCGGCGCGCATTATTTGTTTTTCAAGTGCTGCCGATTGTTCATTTAATGAAGCCGACTTTTTATTTAATACGCTTTTTGGTAAATCGCCGTCAATAAAAGCGTCAAGCAATACTTCAAGTTTTTTGTCAATTTTGCGTTTTTCGGCGTGTAACTGTTTAAGACTTTCGGCGGTTGGTTTTTTTCCGTCGTTTAATATTTCGTATATTTCGCCCGCGATTTTTTCAATAATATCTTTGTTTAAAATGTGTTCGCGTATTTGTGAAAAAACATAATTTTCAAGCATTTCTTTTCGTATATTCTTATTATCGCAAACGCGTTTATCGTCTTTGCCTTTACAAACATAATAATTATATTCGGTGCGCACCCCGTTTTTGTTGCTGCCCTTTGCGCTGCCAATGAAAGGGGACTTGCAGCAGCCGCAAAACGCTTTACCCGTTAAAGGATATGAACGCTTTTTAAGGCGCGGGCGTGGCTCTTTTTTCGCTTCTTTTTCAGCAAGGCGCATTTGTACCCGTTGCCAAGTTTGTTTGTCAATAATAGCGTCAAAAGCGTCTTCGTTTATAACTTTTTCATAGCCTTTTATTTCTAATTCGTAACGCCCTATATATTTAGGGTTGCGCAGAATGCCCCGAAATGTTGAAGATTTAAAGGGAATGCCGTCGCGGGTTAAATATCCTAATTCGTCAAGACTTCGTAAAATATCGGCTTGTGAAACGCCGTCGGCAAACATTGAAAAAATAAGCCTTATTATTTCCGCTTCGCTTTCAACAATATCAAAAGTGCCTTTGTCGTTGTGTTTTAAGCCGATAGGCGCACCGCCGCCCATTACTTTGCCGTTTTTGGCTGCTAAATACTGCGCAGATTGCACGAATGTTGCAAGGTTATCGGAATAATATTCGTCCATTACCATTATTATATTTCTCATCATTCGACCTTCGGGCGTTGTGTCGTCTATTCTTTCCATTGCGGAAATTAGTTGCGCCCCTGCTTTTTCTATTTGTTGGCGGTAAATTGTCGCTTCAACAAGGTTGCGGGCAAAGCGGCTATATTTATAAACTACAACGCAATCATAAAGCCCGTTTTTGACATCTGCAAGCATTTCAAAAAATGCCGTTCTATTGTTTGCCGATTTTCCCGAAACTGCTTCGTCAATATATGCTTTCATAAAAACAAGCCCGTTGTCGTCAATATATTTTTGACATTCGTCAAGTTGATATTCTACCGAATAGCCGTCGCGTTGGTTTTCGCTTGAATAGCGAATATAAACCGCAGCGCGTTTGCGTGAAATATAGCCGTTTTCTTGTTGTTCAAAGTTTTCACTTACATATTGTTGTAATTGCTTTGTTGACATTTTAATATCCCCTTTATTCGCTATTTCTATTTAATGTTTAAGTATAATTTCATAAATTCTTTATATAATTCTTCTTTCGTTTCTTTATCAACAATATCACTTTCAAAAACTTCTTTTGCCCGTGCTAATAATTCAAGCACTTCGTCGGCGGTTGATATGCCGAAATAGTCAAGACCGACATTAAAAAACGCGGCAAGTTTTTGTAAATCTTTTAATTGTGGCGTGCGCCGTCCTATTTCATAATTTGAAAGGGTTGAACGAGTAATACCGACACCGTCGGCAACCGTTTGTTGCGTCATTCTTTGGCTTTTGCGCAATGTTTTTAATTTAGCGCCGATTGAATTTGACACAATTATTTCACTTCCTTTTCATACATTTATTAAGTTTTCCTTTTATTGTTATAAACAAGGCTTTTTTCAACCTTGTGTTGCAATATTAACACGATGTTGCGACACAATGCAACAAAAAGGCGTTCAAAATAAACAAATTGCCTAAATTACAACACAACTATTTGTGTATTGTTACAAAGTTGCGACTTTCCGCAACTTTTTACGCCAAAATGATTGACAATTAAAACAAAAAGGCGTATTATATAGACACAACGAAGGCGAACACGCGTTCGTAAAGTAAGAACAAAGGAAGTAAACAAAATGAGTAAACAAGAAATTTTTGAAACATTATCAAGTTTAGAGTGCGAAACATTTTACAACCATTCAGAAGAGGAAAACAAAATATTGAGAACGGCTCTTGAAGCATACGCAAAATTAACAGGTTGTCAACATAAATAAAAAACAAATAAGGGCGGGCAACCGCCCACAATATGAAAGGTGTAAGGTTATGGAAGTTATAACACCGACAAAAAAAGAAGTATTTGATAGTTTGAAATCATTTGGTTGCTGTTGGTTAGGCGGTCAAGGTTGTGAGTGCAAATCAAGACAACTAAGTAATTGTTACAAGGCAGAAGAAAAACGATTAACAAAAACAGCATTGACAGAAGAAGAAATTAAACAGGCAAAAGAAAATAACAAAAACGCTATGAATGAATTAAATGAAATATTGGACGAATTATTTAACTAAATGATAACGCTTCTAAAGGGTTGAGCGCATCAGCCCTATTCAAGCCGAAAGGCGAATTAAATTTAAAGGAAGTGCTGAAATGAAAAAACAAGGCTTTTGGCAAGTAGATTTAAAAATAATGCTTAACGGTGAAGAAAGCACTATTGACGATTTAACCGAAGAAACAAAAACACAAATAGCCGAAAAAATAATTGAAGGTTATTGCGCAGGCGAAATAAACGAAGAATTTGAAGATTAAATTTTTTGTTGCAGTTAATGCGACGAATTGCAACAGTATTTAAAGGGGGTGACACAATGCCGAAGAAAAAGACGGTAAACATTGAATTAAAAGTTTTGCGCGTTAAATTAGGGCTTACACAACAGCAAATGGCGGATAAAATCGGGTGCGACCGAAGCACATATATTGCTATTGAAAACGGGCAGCGCAAAGGCAGCGTTAATTTTTGGTTTAAATTTCAAGCGGCTTTTCCGTCCGCAGATATTAGGGGGCTTATGAAAATTGACTAAAATTAAAAATCGCAAAGTAACAGTTAAACTTGTTCAAACAAGTGAATTATTGAACACACGCGTTATTGCTGAAATTGTTGCAAACAAAATTAAAAGGGGCGATGTGCTATGACAACAGAAGAACAATACAACGAACTTTTAAAAGAACTTGCGGAAGCATTAAAAAGCAAGAACGATAAAATTAAAATGCAAGGTTATCTTATTGAAGATTTAAAAAACAAACTTGCAGCAGCAGAAGCACAAATAAACGAAAAAAGCGGGGGTGTTAATAATGAGTGACGGCGTAACAATTTGTTTAATTATCTGCGTAACATTAGTTTTAATTTCACTTTTAAATAAAAATAAAAAGTAAAAGGGGCGGTTTAAATGGAAAACGCAAAACTTGCTTTATATTGGCAGCAAATACCGATAGGTAAACAAAACGCTATTACATACCCGCAATTGTGCGCAATTTGGAATATGAGCGAACGGCAGGCGCGGAAAACCCTGCACGAATTAAGCCTTTATGATAACGGCGACCAATATATTTTAATTCGCAGCAGCAAGGGCAAGGGCTTTTATAAAACAGACGACGAACACGAAATTGAAATATATAAACGCGAATGTTTAAACAAGGGGCGCAGCGTATTTGCGCCCGTGAAGAAAATAAACCGCGTTTTAAGAGATAATGCAAAGGGGTTTTAAAATGATAACTTCAAAACTTAAAAAATATGATTACATAATTATTATGCTTATATGCGCGTTGGGCTTTGTATTCGGCTTTGTTTCGGGTATTTACTGCGAAAAGCAAAGAAGCAATGAAATTACACCGTCGGCGGAAACTACAACAGAAATTGCCGCAGCCGCAGCCGTTGAAGCACCAACGACCGAAGAAGCAACAGAAACAGCCGTGTTATTTCCTTTAACAAAAGAAGAATTTAACACCCTTGCTTGCGTGATACAAGGCGAAGCGGGCGGCGAAGATTATAAAGGCAAATGCCTTGTTGCACAATGCTTGCTTAACGCTTGCATTGAAAACAACGCAAGACCCGCGCAAATGATTAAAAAATATAAATATGTGGGCTATAACAGCAATATAACACCCGAAACAATACAAGCAATTCAAGCCGTATTTTATGACGGCTACAAGGTAACAGAAAGACCAATTAAATATTTTTATGCGCCTGCAATAAGCGGCAGCGCGTGGCACGAAACACAAATATTTGTTATTGAACACGGCGCACATCGCTTTTTTGAAGAAAGAGCGTGACAGAATGAAACGAAATAAAAGGAAGTGAAGCAATGACCGATTTATATGAAAATAAACTACGCAACAAAACTGTTTTTGTTTTAGTCCCCGCGGGTGAAAAAATGACTATTGTAAAAGCAAAGGTTAAAAGTTACGAAGGCGGCTTTTATTGTGCGCAGCCGTCGGAAGTAAGCGCGATACAGTATCACTTTACAGACGAAGACATAAACAAAATTGTTTTCTTTTCGGCGGAAGCGGCAGCAGCAGCGACCAAAAAGCCCGAAACAGAAGAACAATGCCCGTCGTGCCGTTATATGATTAGTTGCAATATTGACAAACAAGCATTTTACAAAAACACGGGCAAAAGGTGCGATGAATACAAAAGCACTAAAACATAAAAACGCATTAAAACACGGCTTTAATTTTGTGCATAATGCGAATAGAAAAAACAGAATAAAAATATTAAAATATTCGGTGTTGATACAGTATGTCGGGACTGCGCAACACGAAGTGAATATATTGTATCAATAGGCGTATTGTTTGAAAGTGCCGACACACTTCAAACAGTATGCCTTTATTTTTGAAAGAAGGTTTAAAAATGAAATTTAGTGAATTGACATCTTGCCCGTTTTGCGGTGCTGAACAGTTTTACACCCACAATTATATGTACGGTTCGAATATTTATAGACAACGCTTTGACGGTGGCGAACCCGAACACAACGAAGATATGTATGACGGTTTAATAGTTGAAGAAGGTGCAAGGGCTTATTGTGCAGAGTGTGAAAAATATATAGGCAACTTAACTATTGATAGAGTTGGGAAACTTGCAGAACAAGCATTGAAAAGGGGCAAAACATAATGAATTGTGAAAACTGTTTTCATAAACGCGTATGCTTTCAGCAATACGGCGAAAACGCAAAAAAGTGGGCGGAAGAAAACGGCTGCAAAAACTTTGCAGATAAAGACGCAATAATTGTGCTACCATTGCCCGCAACATTCACACTTCGCGAAGAATTAGAAAAACATTGTTTTAATAGATGTGTTGAAGAATTATAAAAAGGCACGGTGTTTAAAATGGCAGAAAGTAGAATAAAAGACGAAAATTATTATCAAATTTCGGGCTTTATGGTAAACCGTTTAGGGCTTAAAGGTGTTGCGTTAAGCGTGTATGCGATAATATACGGCTTTACGCAGGACGGCGAAAACGAATTTACGGGAAGTTTGCAGTATTTATGCGACTTCTGCGGCGGCGTGAGCAAGCCGACAATTATAAACGCATTGAAAGACCTTGTTAAACGCGGTTATATAATACGCCGTGAAGAAATAATAAACGGGGTGCAGTTTAACCGCTATAAAGTAAATTTACCCCTATTAAAGAATTTTAACGGGGGTGTTCAAAATTCTAATAACGGGGTAGTAAAAAATTCTAAACGGGGTAGTAAAGAAACTTTACATAATAATATAAGTGATAATGACTCTTTTAATAATAAAGATATAAATAATAATGCGCAAAACGATTTTGAAACCCTTTGGGAATTATACCCGCGTAAAGTAGGAAAACAAAAAGCATTTAAAGCATTTCAAAAGGCAATTAAAAACGGTGTTTCTTATGAAACAATAAAAAGCGGAATTGAAGCGTATAACAGACATATTGCAGCGACCAACACAAAGCCCGAATTTATTAAACACGGCGCAACTTGGTTTAATGGCGAATGTTGGCACGATGAATATAAAAGCACTTCTTCGCAGCAGCAAAATAATAACTTTGTACCAACGGGGGGCGTGAATATATGAGCGAAAACAATATGACGATTGGAAACATTGTTAAAGTTGGCGACATTGTGCGCGTTGAAGATATACACCACGACGCACCGCATTTTTACGAAGTTTCCCGAAAACACTTTGACGGCGTAATTTCACAGCCCGCGTCTTTTAAACATACTTTTGATGAAATAACCGCGATTTATAGATATAACGGAAAAGATTTTAAATGTATTTGGGGGCGTGAATATATGAGCGAAGCAAAAATGACATCACAAGAAGCAATTAAAATATTAGAAGTTAATAGTATTTGTTCACCGCAAGCGACACAATTTAATAATGCGGTTGTTCTTGCAAAAGCAGCACTTGAAAAGCAAATACCGAAAAAGCCTAATTTAGAAGGCGACGGATACGACGAAAACGGCGCTTTGATTTATGACACGGGTTATTGCCCTAATTGCAATCAAGATTATGAAGTAGATTACCACGCCCCGAAACATTGCGAAAATTGCGGGCAGGCTTTAGATTGGAGCGATACAGAATGAGCGAAATACAAGCATTACTTGAAAGATTGCAGCAGCAGCACGGCTTTACATACGAAGTAAAAGACCTTTCGGCGGAAGATTGGAAGCAAATGCAGGCGGACGCGTACAACAACAGCGTAGGCAATTTAAACGAAGTTGACGGCTATAATTGCGACGCGTGCAAAAATCGCGGTTATCACGCTTATATTGACCCGAACGGCTACGAAATACATAAAGAATGTAAATGTCAACGAATACGCAAAACATTAAGGCTTGCTAAAAGAAGCGGTTTAGGCGATATTCTTTCGGACTTCACTTTTAATAAATATATAATCTTTGAAGATTGGCAACAACAAATAAAAGACACGGCGCAGGCGTTCTGCAACGATGATATTGCAAAATGGTTTTATATCGGCGGGCAAGTCGGCGCGGGTAAAACGCATATTTGCACCGCTATTGCTGCGCATTATATAAAGCAGGGTTTAGACACTAAATATATGCTTTGGTGCGAAGAAAGCAAAAAACTAAAAGCAATAGTGAACGAATACGACCTTTACAAAGAAAACATTTCAGTTTTAAAAAATGCCGAAGTGTTATATATTGACGACTTTTTAAAAACAAAAGGCGGCGAAACACCGACCAACGCAGACATTAACCTTGCGTTTGAAATATTAAATAGCCGTTTAATGGATAAAGAAAAAATAACGATTATTTCAAGCGAAAAAATGCTTGAAGAAGTGCTTGAATATGACGAAGCGACAATGAGCCGTATATATCAGCAGGCGGGCAACTACCGCATAAATATCGGTAAAGACCTTAAAAAGAATTATAGATTGCGGGGTTAATAGAATGACACAAAGCGAAAAATCATTTTTGCAGGCGGGGCGCAATATTTGCCCCGTGTGTAAAAAGGTGTTTTATATCACGGGCGCGGGTTGGGCGTACAAAATAAAACATAAATATTATTGTTCGTATAAATGTATGCGCGCAGCGACACCGAAAAAAGACTTGAAAGGAAGCAAGCCGAAAAAATGAGTAAAAAGATTTTAACAAAGTTGCTATGTTGCCCGTTCTGCGGGGGTAAAGCATTACTTGAATATAATAAGTCATTTGATTTATATAAAGTGATTTGCGAAAATGAAAAATGCGCGGTTAAGCCAAACACCGAATTTACAAAAACAGAAGAAAGCGCAATTTCAAAATGGAATACGCGAGCAAACGACACCGAAAAAACAGATTGCGCCGAATGCAAAAATATAATTACTTGTAATTTAGGTAAACAAAAATTATATAAAATTACGGGCGAAAAATGCGCTGAATTTGAAAGGAATTATTAAAAATGAATATAAATGACTTTTTCGACTATGCACCCGCAAACCACGAAATATATAACGCGTTCGCAAAAACACAACAACACCTTGAAAGGCACGAAAAACCGCAATGCGCAATAAGTGGCGGCGCAGATAGTGACATTATGCTTGACATCGTAAGCAAGGCAGACACACAAGGCAAGGTGTCTTATGTATTTTTCAATACGGGTATTGAATACGAAGCAACAAAAAAACATCTTGATTATTTACGCCAAAAATACGGCGTGGAAATAAAAGAATATAAAGCAACGCTGCCCGTTCCGCTTGCTTGCAGAAAATACGGGCAACCGTTTTTAACTAAATATGTTAGTGAAATGATACAACGATTACAGCGTCATAATTTTAAATGGGAAGACAAACCATTTGAAGAATTGCTTGCAGAATACCCGAACTGCAAAGGGGCTTTGAAATGGTGGTGTAATTGTCACGAAGGGAAAAGCCATTTTAATATAAATCGGCATAAATTACTAAAAGAATTTATGATTGAAAACCCGCCCGCTTTTGCAATTTCAAATAAATGTTGCGATTATGCGAAAAAGAATGTTGCTAAAAAAGCAGCAAAAAGCGAAGGTTGCGACTTGCATATTGTAGGCGTAAGACGGGCAGAAAACGGCATAAGGGCGCAATCTTATAAAAGTTGTTTTACAGAAGCAACAAGCAGGGGCGCGGCAAATTTTCGCCCGTTGTATTGGCTAACTGACAGCGACAAAGAAGAATACGAAAAGCATTGTAATATTATTCATAGCGATTGTTATGAAAAGTATGGTTTAAAGCGCACGGGCTGCGCGGGTTGCCCGTTCGGGTCAAGATTTGAAGAAGAACTTGAAATAATAAAAGAATATGAGCCGAAATTATACGGCGCAGTTAATAAAATTTTCGGTGCTTCTTATGATTATATGCGCAGATACAGAGAATACAAAGGCGGTGTTAATAATGATTAGTTTTACAATACCATTGCCCCCGATTAGTAAAAAGAATAGTCAACAAATAGCAATAAATCAACAAACGCGCAAACCGTTTATAATGCCGTCAAAAAAATATAAAGAATATGAGCAAGCGGCATTATGGTTTATTCCAAAACAACGCGCGGCAATAAATATGCCCGTGAATGTTAAGTGTCTTTTCTATATGCCAACGCGCCGCGTTTGCGACCTTGTGAATATGCAAGAAGCAATACTTGACATTATGGTAAAAGCGGGGCTGCTTGCTGATGATAATTATAAAATAGTTTGTTCTATGGACGGCAGCCGTGTTTTATATGACAAAGACAACCCGCGCACCGAAGTTTATATTGAAAAGGGGGTATAACAATGGCAGCACTTGACGGCACAATTACAATGACAACGGCAGAATATCGCCCGTGCTATGCGAACAATA